CTTTACCTACGTCGACTCTTGTCGTCGTAAAATGTGGGTGTCCACACGTTGGACGCCTTCCATTGCTATTCCGAGGACCGTTGAAGACAAGAGGTGGTTAGCCACTCGTATGGCCTTTGGCCTTGACATCTCCTTTTCCACATTGTGGGAGGCGATGCCATGGTCCTGGCTTATCGACTGGTTTTCCAATGTCGGCGACATCCTAGGGGCGTACCGGAATACTATTCCGGTTACATCCTCAGGCTCTTGTCTGATGGACCAGTTGGAATCCCACCGCAAGGTGGTTTCAATCCAACTTCCAGTGCCAACTGATTCGTTGGTTCTGGATTTCCCGTCGCCTGTGTTCGTGCGAAAGCTCCGAACACCGATGGGAAGTGGTCCCCCGCAAGTCTCTTTCAATGTCCCGTTTCTTACCGGGACGCAAACGGCTATCCTTGGCTCCCTCGCGGTGCTTAAGGGCACCCGATTCTGAACCAAGGAGCCATCATGGCTATCGCAAACCCCATCGTGATCACTCTGGGGGGAAGTGGCGGAACCGCCAAATCCCTCCCGAAGATCAACCAAGACCAGTATGGCTCGGAGTATTATCTCCGAGAGGCTACACAGGATTTCCGCGTGAAAGTGCGGCATACCCGTGAGTCTGCCAATTCGGCAGGCGTTGTTCTCGAGCGTCACAACCTCGAGATCACGCACACCGTCTTTGGCACGGCTGGCGCTCCAGACGACGTTATGCAGGCGTATGTCGTTCTTCGAAACTCGAAGACGGCAACGCTCGCTACCGTCCAGAACCTGGGCACTGCGCTGTCCTACTACATGGACGCGACGCACTACGGCGACCTTGTTGGCTGGGTGAACTAATGAACAACGTGTTTTACACGTCGTTCTATGTCACCGGCCTCATCGTCATCGCATTGCTGTTCGCCGGCATTCTTGCCGGGTGCAGTAACTTCTCCTTTCGCATTGGCGAGGTGTCCTGGGAAGGAAACCCCGAGCCTTTGTATATCGGAGAAGGTGATGGTCTCGCCCCCCTTAAGTAAGGGGGCGAAGGCGATAGCCCTTCCGTCATAAAGGATCACTCCTCATGACTAAAAGGGAAGTCGTTGATGGCTATGCAGATGCTTTGCTTGCGGTCATTCGTGACTGCGAGCAAAACTATCCACAAGACCGTTTGGATTGGGCACGTGATAGCAAGCGTGTCCACCAAAACGTTCATTCTCGAGGGTCGAAGTTCGTTTTCTTCGACCTTCCTGTCCTCGGAGACTGGCTTCTCGCCAGCCTTGAGGATGAGCGCCTTAGATCTGATGCTCGTCCGCCTTGCGGCAGACGTCGCAGCAGGTCCGACCTGAGGCCCCGGATGTTCTGGGGGCTCTGGTCGCGCGTCTTTGATGAACGTGGTCTCCTTCTTCTAGATCCCGATCCTACGGCGATTTTCCTTTTGATTACTCTATGTAATCTCTGGAAGAAAGCCGAGGTCCCTTGTAGCCCCATCCGTGAGGTTGAGGCGTATAGGGAATATTTCGAGATCGAAGACGTGCTACCTCCGTCCTCGCCCTTTTGGGACGGTGACGGTGATCGCCCTCCTGAAGGGGTCAGCCTGGCCGATTTTTCGACCAGTCTGCCTCTTTTAGGTAAGGACGATCGCAGCACGCTGTTGGAGGACTGCCAGAAAGTCTGCGACTATTTGGTCGCAGAGTTCGGCCTCTTTGAGGCCGATACCATTTCTGGCAGACATGGTCCTGGAGCGGTTTCCGACTTACGGCGGGGAGCACAGAAGTGTGACTTTCCGACGTGGCCGGAACGGCTAGATCGACTCTTCCCGTTCGATCACCACGGAGTGTTAAACTCTATGGGTATCGACGAGATGGTTCGGTCTGACATGTATCCTGACGCCTGCGAGGTTTCTTCGTACCTCACTGACGTTCCAAAGACACAGAAAGCTCCTAGGCTTATTGCCGAAGAGCCCACTTGTAATCAATGGATCCAACAGGGTATATCCGATCTCTTGCGAGATCGTGTACGCAAATCCAGTCTTGGAGCTTGTATCGATTTCTTCGATCAGGTCCCAAGTCAGGACGCGTGCAGGGCCGCTTCCGTTACCGGTCTTAGTGCCACCATCGACCTATCTAGCGCCTCGGATAGACTTAGCACGGCTGTTTGCGAACGCGTGTTCCGCAGGAATTATTCCCTGCTTGACATGCTCCGCAGTAGCCGTACTCGGTTTCTGAGGCAGGATAGGTACACCGAACTCCCGAAGCTTATTAAGCTTCGTAAGTTCGCATCGATGGGTTCGGCACTAACATTTCCGGTGCAGTCTATCGTCTTCGCGTCTTTGGCCATCGGAGTAGGCGCAAGCCTAAATCGATGCCTCAACGTGAAAAGCGAAAGCTTTCGGGCGGTAGTTGCTCAGGTCCGAGTGTTCGGGGACGATATCGTCCTCCCGAGCACCTGGGTAGTGCCCCTAACTCAGGTACTAACCTGTTTAGGGCTGAAGGTCAACGCGAGCAAGTCGTACTCACGCGGAAACTTCCGCGAGAGTTGCGGCCTATATGCGTTCCGGGGTTACGATGTAACTCCGGCCCGCATACGCCACCCCTTCAGTGCATCGAATGGAGCCAGTCGGGTCTCATGGTGGCAAGGCGCCGCTAACACTTTCCTTAAAGGATTGTGGCGGCTATCTGCCTACATGGAACATACTTGTACAGCTGGCCGCCGTAAGGCGGGATCCAGCTACGTACAGGCTCCACCGATCGGACTTCCGACGTTTTCACCGGGATTCGACCCTGCGCATAAGATAGCGTGGGATCGTAACCTCCAGTGTGACGTCGTAGAGTACTCAATCCCAGAACGGGGTCGTGTATCTCAAGAAGCCGATGACGGGGTCAATGGTCTCCTTCGTCTTGGGCGCGCTGTGTACAAACACAGAACGACCCTTGCCGATTTCATGTCGCTCCCTCAGGTTCTCCCTGAGGGGTGGCATGAACTGCTAGGAGCCGTTGACGGCCCTGCGGGTTTCCGCAGGCGCCGGGTACCTCTGCATTTTGCAGTGGTTGAGAGGACTTAGTCCTATCTCAGAA